CTTCTTCGCTCAATTCAACGACCGGCGCTTGCCGGCCCCTGGTAGGCGTCATGACACCCCCCCTCGATGATCCGTCTCGAGAGAAAACCTTATTATGAATTGAACTTCAGTTCCAGATGACTAGAAGCGGAAAATGCCGCGAGGCCGTCGCGGGACTATCTCGGCGGATCCCGGTTGGGCGTGGCCTGCGAGCGCGCGTTGCAGTTCGAGTATGTCGACGCGCCGAAGGACGATGGCCGCGACTTCGACGGTCGGACGCTGCGCATCTTTGCCGCCGGGCACGTCTTTGAAGATCTGGCTATCGGCTGGCTGCGCAAGGCCGGGTTTGAACTCTACACCACCAAGGGCAACCGACCGGACGGCGAGCGGTTCGGTTTCTCCGTCGCCGACGGGCGCATTCGCGGCCATGTGGACGGCATCATCAATGCAGGCCCCGTGTTGACGGGGTTTCCGGCGCTTTGGGAATGCAAGTCGCTCAACGACAAGTCCTGGAAAGATACGGTGAAGCGGGGTGTGGCGATCTCGAAGCCGATCTACGCGGCCCAGATCGCCACCTATCAGGCCTACATGGAAGCAAGCGTGCCGGGGATCTCGCAAAACCCGGCGCTGTTCACGGCGATCAACAAGGACACCGCTGAGCTTCATCACGAGCTGGTGCCGTTCGACGGCGGCTTGGCGCAGACCGCCAGCGACAAGGCGGTGCGCATTATCCGCGCCACCGAAGCGGGAGAGTTGCTGCCCCGCATCGCCCAGTCCGCCGACTTCCACGAATGCCGGTTCTGTGCCTGGTCCGATCGCTGCTGGAGGGCCGGCGATGGACGATAACGTGATCGAGTTGGAGCGCTGGCGCGATTTCAACGACGCAGAACCGCAGCGCCTTGACGACAGCCGACCCTGGGATGGGGCCGAGACCGCCGAAGAGATCAAGACCCGGATGCTCGTCAATATCCGAGGTGTTCTCTCCTATCTGTTGCCGGGCGGCGCGTTCCAGGGCGGCAAGTTTCTGGTCGGTGACGTCCAGGGCAATCGTGGTGACAGCCTGTCGGTGGAACTCGCCGGACCCAAGGCCGGCATGTGGCACGACTTTGCGACCGGCGAGGGCGGCGACATCATCGGCCTCTGGGCGGCGGTGTCTGGCCGGGACACTCGGACGGATTTTCCCGCCATCATGGATGACATTCGTGAATGGCTCGATGGCCGTAGCCGAACCCTGCATGACGATCGTGCGGCGCAGGCCAAATCCCCTCCAGTTGATGATCTCGGGCCGGTCACCGCCAAGTGGGACTATCACGACGAGGACGGTCGGCTGATCGCCTGCGTCTATCGATACGATCCGCCCGGCAGCAAGCAGTTCCGGCCCTGGGATGTGGTCAACCGGCAGCGGAAAGCCCCGGAGCCGCGCCCGCTTTACAATCGCCCCGGCATCAAGGACGCCGATCAGGTGGTTCTGGTGGAAGGCGAGAAAGCCGCCCAGGCGCTCATCGATGCCGGCATCTCGGCCACCACGGCCATGAACGGGGCCAAGGCCCCGGTCGAGAAGACCGATTGGTCGCCGCTCAAGGGCAAGCGGGTGCTGATCTGGCCCGACAAGGACGGTCCCGGTTGGCAGTATGCCATGGCGGCGGGGCAGGCCGTGTTGGCCGCCGGCGCCCTGTCGGTCTCGGTCCTCCAACCACCCGACGATCGGCCCGAGAAATGGGATGCGGCGGACGCGGTCGACGACGGCATGGACGTGGGCGAGTTCATCGCCACTGCCGAACGCCAGGCCCTCCGCACTGAGAAGACGACCCTCGATCTTTCGGATTGGCATGCCACACGGTATTCCGGCAATGCGCCCGAGCAGCGTTTCCTGGTCGAGGGCTCGTTCCCCATGGGCGTGGTCTCGATCTTGGCTGCCATGGGCGACACCGGAAAGGGGATGATGACGCTCGACCTGGCGCTGTCGGTGGCGACCGGGAAAGCCCGCGCCGTCTCGGTCTGTCCCGAGCCCTTGGCTTTCGGCGGCCCGGTGCGTGAGTTCGGCACCGCCGTCATCTTCACCGCCGAGGACGACCAGGGCGAGGTACATCGCCGTCTGCAACGGCTCGATCCCGAAGAATTCCGCCTTGAGCGTCCGGAACGGCTGATCGTCGTTCCGCTGCCCAACGCGGGTGGTCCCATTCCGTTGGTGGTGTCCGGCAAGGACGGCCCCGAGATCACGCCCCAGTTCCGCATGGTGCGCGACCAGATCATGAGGTTGCGCGATTTGAAGCTGGTGGTGTTCGATCCGCTGGCGTCCTTCATCCATGCCGACGTCACTTCGGATCCGGCCGCCGGCAGTTTTGCCACGGGTTTGTTGGCGAGCCTCGCCACCGAAACCGGCGCGGCGGTGATCGTCGCCCACCATATGCGAAAGCCCCAGGGCAATCGGCCCATCGCCTCGGTCGAGCAGGCCCGCGATGCCGTGCGTGGCACCAGCGCCATCGTCGATGGGGTGCGCATGGTCTATGCGCTATGGCCCGCGCCCGAGGAACACCAGGCCTTCGTCTTCAAGGCGCTCGAAGAACCCTATGCCCGCAACGCTGTGTTCCAAGGCGCGGTGGTGAAGGCCAATGGCCCGGCCGATCGGGCCATTCGCACCTTCCTGCGCGCGCCGACCGGTCTTCTGGTCGATGCGACCGAGCGGCTGCGGGAAGTCCGCCGGCCTGAACAGGATCTTTTGGAAGCCCTCGTCGAGGCTGTCGCCAGTGCCGCCGAGAACGGCCATCCGTTCACCCATACCGGCGGCACCGGGCTGTTCAAACAACGCCATCGCCTGCCGGTCCTATTCCACGACATGGCGCGCAACAAGATCGAAGGCCTGGTCCAGGACCTGCTCAACGCGCGACCGCCGGTCCTGGTCAAGGGCATGGCTGAGGGCTCGAAGGAACTCAAGTGGCTGGACGTACCGGCCGGGCCGTTTGCGCGGGGTGTCGGGCAGTTCGTCCATGGCGCTCACGAGACCGGGGAGTGAGGACCATGCGTGCTCCGTTCCCAGCGTTCCCAGAGCTTCCTGCCCAGGCGGATGGGGGTCGGTTTTCGTTCCCGCTTCCCAGATTCCCAACGGGAATTCCCAAAAATTTGTGCCCCCAAAACCGCATCAAGTCATTGAAACCATTGAGCAAATCAGCTTCCCAAAAATCTCGTTCCCAGCCGTTCCCAACCAAGGAAAAACATAATGATTTCAACGATTTCCACGTTCCCACCTCCCCCTATAGGGGGAGGAGTGTTCCCGGGAACGCACACTCCTCCCACCGATGGTCGGGTTGCTGCTTCCCGGCCTATTCCCAAAACCGATTGCCAAGGAGCTCGATGATGAGCCAGTCCGCATTGATCGAACCTCTCGCCGAACAGGCACCGGACCATCCCGTCCTTCTTGCCCTCGATCTCGGCACCAAGACCGGATGGGCGCTGCATGGACCGGACGGTCGGATCGTCAGTGGCACTGCCGAGTTCAAAAACGATCGATGGCAGGGTGGTGGCATGCGCTTCCTGCGCTTCAAGCGCTGGCTCACCGAGATCAAGCAGGCTGCCGGCTACCTGGATGCCGTGTTCGTCGAGGAGGTCCGTCGCCATGCCGGGGTCGATGCCGCCCATGCCTATGGCGGCTTCCTCGCCCATGTCACCGCCTGGTGCGAACACCATGCTATCCCCTATGAGGCCGTGCCCGTGGGCACCATCAAGCGCTTTGTTACCGGCAAGGGCAACGCCAACAAAGACGCGGTCATTGCGGCGGTATCGGCGCGGGGTTTCGCGCCCAATGACGACAACGAGGCCGATGCGATCGCGCTGCTGCTGTGGGCGATAGATGCCCGAGGAGGTGTACGATGAGGCGTTTCCCGAAGGGCTTTGGCGGCGAACGGCGTTCGGCCGAACAGGTCAAACGCGATGGCTGGATCGAGCAGGGCATGCTTGCCGTGTCGGTGGAGGATGACCGGCTCACCTGGCCTGAGCGCGAGTTGGTGCGTCAACTGGGCGAGAAGCTCTATGGCCGTCGAGACGGTGAGCGGGAGGCGCGCCATGGCTGAGTGGACGCCCTTGCGAGTTGAGGAGCGTATCGTCGAGGCCGCCGATGTGTTGCGCCGCTTGCCCGAGGAGAAGGTGCGGGGGTATTTCGGGGTGTGGCCCGAGGTCGTCCATGACTTCGCCGACAAGGTCGGGCAAGAGCCCCTGCCCATGCGCCGCCCACCACCGTCGTCGGCATCGATTTCCCGCATGGATGAAACCCTGCCATGGTTGGCGTGGTTGGAGCCAAAGGCTTCAAAGATTATCTGACTCAGGGCATCGGGAGAACGATGGAAGACCATCTGCTGGACGGTCGGTCTCCAACGCTCAGCCGCCCATCAACACTGGCTTTACGGGCTTTGCGTGATCTCGCTCAAGCTCAATCGGCGTCGGTTCAACAGTAACCTTTCGAAGCGGCGCGTGATCGAACTGGCCGGTGGCGCGGGCTTGCGCGAAGCGTAGAGAAAGGTGTGCGGCGGACACTTTTCGATGGGACAAAAACGCTGGATTAGGGGTAGTTTCCAGATAGCTTCGCGACGGGCGTGCGAACGCAGAACCGGCGCGCCACGTATTCTCCTCGAACCGTTGATATCGCGGGTCCTTCCTGGCCGATATCCTATGCGGGAGGCGTGGGCGCGGGATTTCTCTACCGACAGGCCCGCTAACTTACTTGACACCGACTTGACGCATCGATGCTGATCCCAGGGTTCCTGCGGGTCCACGCAGCCGATCCGTCAAGCGCTCCCGACAACTGGCTGATTGACAGATGGACTTGACGATCGAAACCGTTCGGGTGGATCGATTGATCCCCTATGCGCGCAATGCCCGCACCCATGACGAGGGGCAGGTCGCGCAGATCGCCGGTTCCATCGCCGAGTTCGGTTTCGTCAATCCGATTCTGATCGGCGCAGACGATGGAATCATCGCCGAGCATGGCCGGCTGCTCGCGGCGCGCAAAGTGGGGCTGGATGAGGTGCCGGTGATCCGTCTTGGCCATCTTTCCGAAACCCAGCGCCGGGCGTTGATCCTTGCCGACAACAAGATCGCCGAGAATGCCGGTTGGGACGAGGAACTGCTACGTCTCGAACTGGCGGACCTCAAAGCGGAGGATTTCAATCTCGACCTGACCGGCTTTGATCTCTCTGAGGTCGATCGGCTGTTGGCGAACGAAACTGGGGAAGCACAGTCTGGTGGCTTCGCAGGCGAAGACACCGTTCCTGAGCCGCCGGCAAATCCCGTCAGTCGACTGGGCGATCTGTGGCTGCTGGGCGATCATCGTCTGCTCTGCGGGGACAGCACGAACGCGGAAGACGTGAAGCGTCTGATGAACGGTGAGCGCGCCATTCTGTTCGCCACCGACCCGCCGTACCTAGTCGACTATGATGGCACCAACCATCCGCAGAACAGCGCGCGCAAGGCCAAGGTCGCCAAGGGGGATACCAGCGGTACCAACGGCAACAAGGACTGGTCCACTACCTATGGCGTGACCTGGGACGATTCCTCGCAAGGGCTCGATCTTTATCGCGGTTTCATCAAGGCTGCGATCGCGGAAGCCATTGCGCCCAACGCAGCCTGGTACTGTTGGCATGCGTCCCGTCGCCAGGCCATGCTCGAAGAGGTCTGGACCGAGATGGGTGCTTTCCAGCACCAGCAGATCATCTGGAACAAGGAGAAGGGCGTCCTCACGCGGTCGCGCTATCTCTGGAAACACGAACCCTGCCTGATGGGCTGGATCAAGGGCAACATGCCGCCCAAGGCGGACGGTGCCGAGTTCCTGCCGTCGGTTTGGGACATTCATGGTCTTTCGGGCGAGGAACGCCCCGACCATCCGACGCCAAAACCGCTCGACTGTTTTGCCATTCCCATGCGTCAGCATGTGGAGCCGGGCGGCCTTTGCTATGAGCCGTTCTCCGGATCGGGCTCACAGATCATGGCTGGCCAAGCCGTCGGCCGCCGCGTCTTCGCCATGGAGATCAGTCCCACCTATGTGGACGTGGCCGTCGAGCGTTGGCAGAAGGCGACGGGGAAGTCCGCAGTCCTCGACGGGGACGCGCGGTCGTTCGATGAAATCAAAAATGAAAGGGACGCCGCATGAGGCAGTCGAGACGCATGTCGTTCGCGGAAGCGCTGACCAATGTCGCGGTCGGCTATGGCATTGCCGTCGCCACCCAAATCGCGGTGTTCCCGGTGTTCGGTCTTCACGCGAGCCTGTCGGACAATCTGCTGATGGGTGCCATCTTCACGGTGGTGTCGATCGTTCGGTCGTATTCGCTTCGCCGTTTGTTCGAAGCGATCCGTATCAGGACGTGCGCCATCCGCTGAAATAGAAACGCCGCCTCGATGCTTCGGGCGGCGTTTGTAGGATGCTTTGCCTTTCAGGGTCTTGATCTTGCGCATTCGGAACAGCGGGGATTCCAGTGCTCGCGCCGCAAGGTTTCGTCGTTTGGGTATTCGTTTTCGTTTCATGATCTTCTCTCGTGATTAGGGTTGCCAGTAGTCTCGACTGCCGTGACGGACGTGCAGGATTTGAACCGTCGAGCCATCGATGGTGAAAAAGATCCGCCAGGGCGTGCCGCGACCAAAGAGCAACTGCCGGATCTCAACGTCGAATGCCTCGCTTTCCGGGGCAACAGCATGTGACTCCGGGAAGGTCTCGAGTTCGAGGATCTTGTCCTTGATGCCGCTTAGCCACTTGGCCGCGTAAGTGGGGTTTTCAACCTCTAACCATTCATGGGCTTCGCGGATGTTCTCACCGGCGAACGGCGTAATGATCACTCGGTAGTGCTTCATGCCTTGCCACGGGTATCCAGCGTCTCAAAAAAGGCCGCAGCCTCGATACCCTGGCCGTCACGGGCCTGATCGAGACCCTTGCGGATGCCTGCGACCGTCCGGGCATACTCGATCTGATCCTGAACGTCCTGCCAAGCCTCGGCGTCCATGACCACGAGCGCCGGCTTGCCGTTGACCGTCAGAACGGACGGACGGCCGGTGTCTTTGAGGTGCGACATGAAACGCGTCGTGTCGCGTTTGAACTCGGTCAGGGGGCGGATGTCTTTGGTGATGTCCATGGCGTCCTCATCATTAACGCATCAAATTAAATGCGAATATAGCGCATTTCATGGCGCGCGTCGAGTGCGAACAGGACTGAGAGCCCATCACCGGGGTCCGGTAAGGACCCCGGCGGGAGATATGGTCAGGCATTGTTTATCGGATCGACGGCGGTGACGTAAGCATCGCCGTTGTTCCAGGAGCCGTCGTCGAGACGCCACTCTGTGTCCTCGCAGGCCAGCAATTTCTCGAATGCCGCGTCCTCGGCCTGCTCCTTGGTTTCGGCATCGACTTCAATGACCGCGCTTTCGGTGACGTCGCGGGTGATGATCACTTGGAAAGTAGGCATGGCTGATTACGCCTCGATCCGATAAAGCCGCTCACCGCTGTCGAGTTTTTGCGAGACGATGGTCAAGCCGAGCTTTTTCTTGAGTGCCCCGCTGATCGCGCCGCGCACCGTGTGCGGTTGCCAGCCGGTGGCCTCGATGATTTGACTAAGCGTCGCGCCCTCGTCGCGCTTGAGCATCTCGATTACCTTGGCTTGCTTGCTGTCGCGCGGCTTGCGCTTCGGCTTTGGCGGCTTGACACTTGAACTAATCCCGATGCCGGACAGGGCTTCGCCGGTCGGCATAATCGCCTCGATGCCAGCCGCCTGTAGGATGCCTTGCACATCGAGACCCTGTTCATCAATCAGGGCCTTCAGCCGATCGACGGCCTTGCTTTTGTAGTTGAACGATTTGGCGGTGACCGTTTCTCCGGTGATGCTGGAGATCGCGGTCGCCGGCTGTGCGACGGTGAATTTTTCGACGGCGACGTTGGTGGTGCTCATTGGCATTTCCTCTGAATGATGCCACCGCGACGATCGTGGGGCTTCTACCACCCCGAGCCCCGACACCGAATGCGCGGGGCGATGAGGGGAGGAACTGCCGATCAGCCGAAGGCTTCGGCTTCGATCTCGCAGTGGGTGACGAACCCAGTGAGATAGGGCAGCCCCGAAGGGATCCCGGTCTCGCGGCTTGTGCGCCTGTTGATCGTCCATCCCATCCAGCGCTCGACGGCCGCGTCGATGGCGGTCTCGAGGGTGAGCCTACTCGCCAGTCCGTTGGCGACGTCGTCTGCAAAATGCCGCCCATGGCGGCTGTCGAGGAAGTCGCGCACCGCGTCTTGCGGGCAGCCAGTTGCGCGCCCGATCCGCGTCATGGCCAGCGGCCAGGCTTCGGTCGGGTCTGCATGGTGGCTGGTGGTGCCGAAGAAACCCCAGTCGGTGTTTCGGGTGGTGAGGATCGTCTCGGTGGTCATGGTGTCTATGATGATTGTCCAGCGGGGATTGTTTCCCCGGCGATTTTGAAGGCCGGGAAGTCTTCGAAGACCCAGCCGTTTTTCAGCGTATCGTAGATGATCTTGAGCAACTTTCGGGCCGTGGCGATGAT